CAGTGTCCTGGGCAGAATCCAGGACGTCGAACGTCGCGGTGCCGTCCTCGCTGGCGTTAGCAAGCAGCGCAAGAAGCACTTGCAGCTTGCCGGCGGGAACTTCGCTCTCGTCCTCCATCGATAGCAGTATCTTGCCGTCGATTGTCAAAACGTAGTCCTCAGGCGCGCTGGGCTTCCAGCGCACAGTGTAAGGCCATAAACTGCTCTGGGGTGCCGCTCATCTGCCGTCACCTCCGTTCCTTTTCAGACTCGCTACGTGTTCAAGTAGGGCTTTGTAGTGCCGGTCCAGGCGGTGACTCCACACGTGCGCCCAGAGGCCGAGTAGTACAGCGAAGACGAGGATTACAACACCAATTCCGAAGGCTGCGACTTTCAGCACTTCACTCATGCGCGTTACCCTTTTATCTGCCCTTCCAACCCCTTCACCACCAACTCCGCCTCTTTCCACTGTCGGCGTAGGTCGGCCACCAGCCGCTTCCTGCCCCGCATCGGCTCGCCCGTACCGGGGACCAATTCGCTTTCGATCGCCGACTCCAACTGGTCTTGAAGCTCACCGAGCAACCGTATGCACTCGCGGGATTGAGCTGGGGATAACTCAAGCATCGGCCATCTCCTCTCATCGTGTTTTTCTATGAAACTATGTCCTTCTGAATCACCAGCGCGTCGCCAGACCACACGCGATGGCCGCGCACAAACGCCTCCACGTCCCTACCCGTTCTCATACTCTCCACTTCACAATCCGAACAGAGTGCGATCCAGTGAACTTGCAGCCTTACGCCCGTCGGAGCTTCTACCTCCGTCGGCCCGCCGTCCGGCTCCTGAACCCAATACCAACGGAAGGGACCGCGGCCATATGGGTGGGCGCAGTGGAGGATGATGTCTCCCTCCCTGGGCTGCTCATCCGGGAAGCGTTTGATGGCCATACTAGTCCGGATACATCGGGTCGTCGAAGCCTGGGTCGAAGTCAAAGAGTATCCCGCTCTCTTCGGGCACGGGCACGATCACAAGCCTCTCCCCTTTCCGCGCACACTGGGAGCAGAGGAAGGGTTCCGCCCACACACACCCACCGTCGCAGGCTCTACTGTCAGAGCAGCCGCAGACGCGGCACTGCATTTCTACGCCGGCCGCGATGCGGGCCTGTCGGGCTCTCTCCATGCCCTGCAATTCATAGGCTCTGGCGAGAATCTCCCGGTCTGTCTCCTCGGCGGCGCCGTCTTCCGCCGACGCCTCGAGCTGCATCACGTCGTACGGTCCAATTTCAACCGGCTCCTGGTCTACAGGCCGGCCTGGATCTTCCAGAACATCGTTCACTTCTGCCATCACTTCCCCTTTTCTTTCGGTGTCTCCCATCAGCCGGCCTCCCCGTGCTCAATAAGGCGAGTAACCCGGTGCCTCAGACGCATGACGGCGGCGAGCGCCATGCGCAGGTCTCCGTGGTAGTCTTCGGTCGCGTGCAGCTTTCTGAAAATGTCCTTCAACCGCTCTATGTCTGCGACGATGAGGCCGAGCACACGGATGTCCGGTGAGGGCTCCTCGGGCTCATCATCTTCGCGCGGCTCAGCCTCGGCGGGCTGCTCCGCCTCGGCCTCTAAGCCAACTCCTCGTATCCCACCATTTTTTCGTTTGCTCACCCATGACTTGAAATCAGCAGCGGAGAATGTGGCGGGCTCGGACTGCCCACTAGCCAACCGCGCCCGTCGAACGAGGAGGGCATCGACCGCAGCCCCGGAGATTGAAGAATAGGGAACAGAATTGAAGATCTTAGCCATGAAGGCCAGCTCAGCCAGCACGGCAGTAGTCTCAGCCTTGGTCATGAGGAGGCTCCTCTCTCATCAGTTCGTCGAAAGGAAAGAACCGCAGCGGGCCACCGTCTCGAACAGAGCGGGCTCGGTTGGCCAGTTCCTGGAACATCTGGTAGGTGGGCTGCTTCTGTTGGAGTTTGCTTAGGATCTCCACCAGCTCTCCCACCACGGCGCTTCGCTGCGCCGTATCGACCAGCAGCATGAAGTCTTCTTTTGTGGTCACGAGTCGGTCCTCCTTATGGCGACGTCGCCCTCGTTGTCGCGGTAGACCTCGAGGAAGGGGCGCCGGGCGTCCTTGTTTCTCTGCCTGGTGAGGCGTGCGTGCTTGGCCCGGGTTGGCCCATCGTATTTGTTGTGGCAAGCGTCGCAGAGCACGCCGATGTTCGCTGGCCGGTGGTCTCGGTTGTCCTGGTTCAGGTGGGCATGGGTCAGCCTCACCCAGACCCTTTTACGCACCGCCCTTCGGGACCCGTCCCATAGTTCGGGCAGACGCCCCTTCCATTCCTTGCCGTGCTGATCGATCCATGGAGCGTCCGACCATTCACACCGCAGCAGGCGCCAGAACATCAGTCTGGGGCCTCTCCGGGGTTGCAGGGTTCCACAAATCCGCGTGATTCGCATATCTTTCGGAGCAGTGCATCTTCCGCACATCCCCATGGCCCGCCTATCCGCCTCCCGGCAGGCCGCGCGGTACTCTTCGCCGTACCGGTCGCGTTCGTCGCGCCGGATGGGCATTAGGATTTCTCCCGTCTAAAGACCACGATCATTGAAGGAAAAGGGGCTCGGCTGCGCCCCTTCCTCTGGGTGGAGAAGTGGGGCGGGCCCGAAACGGAGGGACTCGTTGTGCGCCGGTGCTCCAGGGGGCGGGAGGAGACTCGCCCTGGCCAGAACACGGTACTATCTCCCGGTAACCTCCGCTGTGCCCGGGAGCGAAAACCCTTCCGGTTGCGGCTCGAAGCCGCTGCCCGCCCCTTGCGGAATCTCATCGCGCCACCCGCGCGCGCCGCCCAAACTCCGCGACGAGGAGCTCGTCGCGTCCGGTTTCAAGCAGGTATTCTTTGCGACGGGCGCGCCACTTTCCTTCTTCAGCGCGCCGGCGCGGTGATTTCAGCCTGAATTTCGGAAAACGTTTTTGGCCGGGCATCCGCCGCGGACAGCGGTTCCGGAAGTGATGGACGTGCTCGTACTCCCCTGTGCTGAGGGACTCACCGCAAAAAGCACAGCGGCGCACTTTCACCCCCGCCTTGAGTAGACGATCTAACTCCTCAAATCGCCTCGCTCTCCAACGGCCAATGTCTACGGGCTGCTTCCCTGAGGACGCTTGCACCGGGGTGGCGCAGGTGCTATTCTGTGGCTGCATCGTAGAAGTGTTTCCTTTCCGGCCGCCCCCTGGCAGGGGCGGCCTACCTGTTTTAGCCCGCCAATTCAACCCCCTCCTCTAGCAGCCACTCGACTTCGAAACCGGGACCAAGGGCGTCTTCGACCGCCTTGATCACCGTGAGTGGATAGACCTCAGAGATGTGATCTCGGGTCAGGGATCCGGGAACGGCCACTTGTAGCTTCCGCCCATCAGCCTTAACGAGCCAGGTAGGTAGGAAAAAGTTCTCGTAGGGGAGGTGCTCTAGGCGGTCGGCCAGTTGCCGCTTCACCAGGTCCCATGTTTCCTGGGGGGGCCTCTCTTGACTGGGAGGGGCCTCCGGATGGGGGCCGCAGTTCGAGCAGACATCTCCCGGTAAGAGCCGGGTCTGCTTTTCGCACCCGCACAGCACGCCGACCTCAGCCTCCCACTCCACCAGGGCGTCTACTGCCATCTTTCGGACTACGCCGTAGTGTTCAGCCTCCCCCCTCAGATAGATACTGCGCCGCATCATCACCTCGTGCAGCTTGCTGACAGGGGCTTCCCCTAGGGCTTCCGCTATTATGTTCACCTGCCTTGCAGTCGGGGCCTTTTTCTGGAACGCTCGGTCCTTCCAGTTGCTACAGAGGTATTTGTGCAGGGCTTTGGCTTTTTCGTCCGCCAACTGGTGGCGGTCTGCTTTTGGTTTCGGTGTCTTGGACTTGGCGGGAGGGGAAAGAAGGGGGGCGCTCACTGCCGGCTGGGGCACCCCCGGAGAAACGGAAGAAGGTGGCTTTTCTGCACGGATCGGCTGCACTTTCGCCTTTTCTTTGCGGGGGTGCGGATTTTCGCACCCCCCCTCCCAGTCAAGGTCGCAAGCTGGGACCATTTCGTTTATTGCGACTAACTTACAGGCACCGCAACGGCTCACAGTGGCTCTCCCTGGCTCCGCGGCCAGAGTCAAGGGGCCTGAGTGGTGGCGGGGCAGCACCTTGCCGTCTTTGGTCCGGATCTCTACCAAGGCGGGGACTGTTCTGGTTTTCGATTCAGGTTCTGCTTTTGCCCCCTGTTTCTTCTCGGTCTCCAGTTCAGCTATCGGGGCCGAGTTAATGATGGCTTCCCAGACGACGCGGAAGCATGTGATCTCTCCAGGCTCACCCGTCGCTACAATAAAGCCCCTGTTTCGCAGGCCGGCCAAGCCATCTTGTAGAGTGCGCCTCTTTTTCCGGTCTCTGAAGATCGTCTCCATGAAGTCCAGCGCCACGTAATTTTCCTTCTTACCGAGTCCTTCTGTGCAGACCATCAGGAAAACTAAAACGGCGAGTTCGGCGTCGGTGCAGGCGCCGAACATGGGCAAACTCACGGCGTGAGTGAGGCGGAGAAACCCGTTGGGGTTGAAGTCCAGCCAGCCGGGGCGAGGTTCGTTTGGAGAGACGGCGGGGAGGGAACTCACTGGGCACCCCCAGTGTGGGTGGAGGCGTCAAAAAAAAGGGTTACCTTATATCTGTTATCGGAAGTTGGGCTTTTCCGTACAGACTTGGGAACCGGTATGAACTCGTGGAATTGTGGGGGGCTACTTTGAGGCTGGAACACTTTCTCTCCCTAGATGGCGGCGAGTTGGCCCGAGTTCTAGGGCCACGGACCAACCCTGGTTGCCGCACCGGCCGTCGCCGGCTGAAATGAGAATACCGCAAATGGTCACGGTAGTTCAGACTGTATTCGATTTTGGTGGCGTTCGTCAAGGGTTCTAAGTACTATTTTTTGCTTCGCTTTTTCTTCTCCCATGCGGAATTCCGCATCCCTTCAGCCAGCCAGCTAGCTATTCTTTCTTCTTTTCTTTTCAATAATGATAGGGGTGCGGAAACCCGCACCCCTCCCGTGCGATTTGCCGCGCGGAATTGAGGCTGGAGGCCGGCTGGAAGGCGGTGGGGCAGTGCGAAAAGCCGCACCGCCCCACCTGGTGGAGGGGTTATCTGTAGCCGCCGCTTCCGTCGTATTCAAAAGCGGGTTCGTTGCGCTCTGCTTCCATCTGGGCAGACGAGGGGTCGTCGTACTCGAGCTGCTCTGTTCTGTTGGATGGAAGCGTTGGGAGGACAAGCAAAGACAGCCTGGCCCTCCGGGACAAGAACTGGGGCGGCCGGATGGTCCGGGACCAAGTGGCCAAAGTGGCGGAGTAGAGGCCGCTCATTTTACGTGTCCCCCAAACTCCTTCTCGCAGGCCTTCCAGAACGGGCAGAGCCTCCGAGAGCAGAGCCGTGCATTCCGGTTGGGGAGGTAGAGCCCGTCGCGCATGGCTTCCTGGACTGCCGGGTAAACGGATTCAGCGTACTGCACCTCGGCCGAGCCGATGTCGAGGGTGAAGGGCACGTTCTTGGTGGGGGCGGTAGTGGAGCGCCCCTTGACCATGTAGTGGAGCTCGGCCTTGCCGCGGGAGTGCGGGCAGAGCATGGAGTAGGTGGTCACTTGGAGCATGTGGTCCGCGGTGATGCCGTAAGGTTTGTCGCGCTTGGTCTTGAAATCGATCACGGTGCCATCGGCGGTCAGGATGTCGATGTAACCGCGGACCTTCACGTCGGCGATCTCGCCGCTGACCGGAAGCTGGACCGCTGGTACGCCGTCAATGAGCGCCGGCTGGATCTTCGGGGCCATCTGTGTCAGGTAGGACTCGACTAGGCGGCGGCAAAGCTGGTGCAACTCGTCTGCATTCTCATTGTCGAAGAACTGAGTGATAACCTCCTCGTCCGCCCAGGCCGTGTCGACCGCATCGAGGACGTCAGAGGGCGGCACTTCGATGCCCTCTGCCTTGGCGCGAAAGTAATAGGAGAGGGAGTTGTCTACGGCCTTCCCCACCGCGAGGGCGGATCCGGCTGGATCCGGAAGGTCCGCCAGATATTTGAAGTACCAGCGCGTGGGGCACTCCAGGTACGTGTTCACCTGGGACGGGCTCAGTAAAGTGGCGAGCGCCAGGTCAACGGCTGGGGCGACGGCGGAGGCGGCAAAGCGGGTCTCTGGAGCGTAGACGACTTCCCCGCCCTGGGTTTTCCCGTTTACGGGAGAGCCGTTCATCGGGAGCCTCCGTTGAATTTGAGCCAGCCATCATGAGCGGCCTGGATGAAGAACGTGGAGGCGATGCCCTGGATGTCCTGGCTGGTGAAACGGATGGGAATTGAAGTGGCCGCGGCATGAGCTTCAGCTTGCTTTGCCGTCTCGAGGGCTGAAACGAGACAGCGGAACATGATGGCGCCGTACTTCGAGTTGGACGGCTCCGCTTTTGTGTCGGTCTGGGTTGCTGTGGTAGCCTGAGGCCGACCAGTCGTCTGGTTAGGGGCCGGGTCCGCTTCCCTCTGCTGTCGAGGCTCTGGGGGAGCGGGCTCCGGCCTTTGCGCGTTCTGGGCTTCAACGCGTTCGACCTTCCATTGAAGCGGACCCTTGCGGACTCCGTTCCGGGTCTCGAACTTGCCGATGCGGAAACGATCCCCGCGGGTCAGTCCGAGACGGTCGATCATGGGCGGGACCTCCGCGTCAACGAAGATCACCTTGTCGCCGTTGGCGGTCTCGAGGGTATACATATAGCGGTCGCCCTTCCTGTTGCGGTAGGGGCCAAGGGGCTGGTCGTAGAGGAGCGCGGCCTCGATCGGGACGTTAAGGTCCAAGGTGATCTCGTCGCGGCGTTTTGCCGTCTCAGGTTCGGCACCTGTAGTGGCAGCAAAATTGTTGTTCATGACGCTGCTTCCTTTCGTGGGTTGGCTGCTGCTAACTGGTGGAGGAGGACGTCCCCCTCGTTGTCGTGGTAGATCTCGACGGGTCTTGTGAGGGCTGAGAGGGTGGCCTCGAGCATGGCGATGTGGGCGCGCTGGCGGGCTCGGGAACGGGCGCGCTCGATGGCGAGATCGAGGGCCAACTCGTCAGTGGTGGGCGCGCGGACGGCGTGGTTTTCGACCTCCCACGCCAGTGCTTTGATGTCAGTCATTGTGGTGTCCTTTCCTGGAGAGCGGACGCAACGACCCGCCGGAGAACTTCAGCGAACTTGGGCTCTTCGGCCGTTGGCGCGTTTGATTCTTGGTCCATCGTTGTTCGTGTTCTTTCTACCTCCGATTCTACATGTCATGGTGTAGCATGTCAAGTGCGCTAGGTTGCTTTTTGTGCTCTTGTACGTTAAGCTACCTAGGTGGCAGGCGGAACGGAGATCACACTCGAGGAGCACCTGAGGAGGATTCGTCCGCTCGGAGGGAAGGCCCGCGCTGCAGCACTCACTTCAGAGCAGTTGAGCGAGGCCGGGCGTAAGGCGGGGCTAGCGGGCGGCAAGGCACGTGCGGCGAAGCTCACGCCGGAGCGGCGGTCTGAGATTGCGCGGAAGGCGGTTCAGGCTCGCTGGGCGAAGCAGACAGCCCTAAAGTCCAGTGACGCGCCTGCCGATTGAGGGGCATGCCTACGTACCGCCTCATTCCGGCTGGGCTGCTGTTCCTGGCTGTGGCCCCACTGCCCTATGCCTACTATCAGCTTCTCCGTTGGGCAGTCTGTGGTGTGGCTGGGGTCTCGGCCTACGAGGAGTTTCATTGTGGGGCAAGAGTGCTTGCCTGGCTCTTTATCGGAGTGGCCATCCTTTTCAACCCCTTGGCACCGATCTCACTCGATCGCGCGAGTTGGTTCTGGATTGACGTCGGAACGGGCGTATTCTTTCTGACAACGCTACTGTTTGCGCGTCGTCGCGGGGCCCAATCGCAACGGGGGAGGGAAAAATGTCTAAAGAGTGTGCCCACTGTAAGACCGTGAACGAGGACACGGCGGACTACTGCGATTGTGGGTGTGCCTTGAGATGCATGGAGAGGCGTCCGGGGGATAGGAACCAGGTGAGGAGGACGGTGCGGCCGTGGGTTTTAGTCGCGCAGGTCGTGACGGGGATAGTGGTTCATCTGATGGCAATCGGACAAGCCTACACCGACTGGGGGATAATTGCCGGGATTGGCGCATTCTTCCTTCCCGGTGCGTCTGCTCTAGTTTGCGGGCTCGCGTCGTGGTGGACGGGCGATCCTCTCCGTTGGATTTGGCTGATCTTGTTGGGGATGGTAGTGACTGAACTCGCCCTTGCGTACTGGACAGACGAGCCCGACTGAGCGACGCCCGGGCCCGGCCGCCGCTCCGAGATCGCGCGGAAGGCGCCCGCGGTGCGGTGGGGGAAGCGCGAAGAGGGCGGCTCGAATACCCCCTGATATGTTTGGGCGGTCTCACAGGCCTGGGGGTATTCGAGCTTGACGAAACAGGAGGGTCTGATTGTGACCACCGAACAGGATAGGGAGCTGGAGATCACACTGGAAAGCGCGCTGATGTTGGTTGCCCCGGGCATCACGACGCCGGATCTCGCGGAGAGAATCTACAACTCTGAGCCCGAGTTGATGAAGCGGCTGCAGAAGCCCTGGATGATAGAACGTCTGATCTGGATGCTGCACCGCAAGCGCCGCAAAATCCGCCCCGCCAACCAGCTTTCCTTACCCGGCTTCGAGAGACTCCCCCAGCGGCTCAAGCTTCCGGATGGTAGGTTCGCCCGGCTGAAGCAGGCCACGCTGAAGCAGCTCAGGTTGCATAGGCAGTTCCTCTCCAAGAGAAAAGACCCTCGCCTTGCCCAACTGAGTGCGCTGATAGATCTGGTGCAACCTCACGCCCAGAAGAGGCCAGGCATCACCGTTTTCGAGGTCATGCAGGCCGAGCAGGCCAAGCTCGAACGGAAGTGAGCGCCGCTCCGAGATCGCCCGGAAGGCGGCCGGGGCGCGGTGGTGGAAGCCGCGGAAAGGGGCCGCGGGGAGGAGACCTAAGAGGGACTAGCTATCCCCAGCGAGGCGGGAAACGATTGGAGGCAGCGGATTCACAGTGAGAGCAGGCCGGGCCGAAGCGTTGGATTTGTTCCGCAAGTGGGCCGCCGAGCGAGCGTTGCTGCGCTGTGATTTCAGTTTTGCGCGTTTCGCGGCTTGTTTGCGCGGCCGGGTCCGGGCAGTGACGGATTCAGAGATCAAACTGCTGTCGGACGACACGGCTTCCGAACTGGCGCTCCGGCTGCCGGAGGGTCTGGAATTCGGGTATGGTGAGCCGAGGGGATTTCCGGAAGAGGCAGCTTTCTTTCGGTCGGCGCTATTGGTCTTGTTTCCGGGCGAAGGCGAGAGGGACTTCATATCCTTCACTGAGATTATAGGACACTGAGTGATTCCAAGGCCTTCCTGGCCCGCGCGCCGCTCCGAGATCGCGCGCTAGGCGGCCGCGGCGCGGTGGAGTCAGCTCACGCCGCCACCTTCCCCGCCGCCAGGCGCTCCTCAATTCCCGCGCAGACCAGCGGCCTGAGTTCCGGATCCACATCGGCCATCGCGCAGTCGATCGCGGTGAGCAGCTCGTCAACATGGCGGGCGGCGCGTTCCTGAATTGGCGCCGTCGTGAGAAGCTTTCGCGCCGCGGGCCCGAGGATCCACTGCCAGTCCCAGCTCGGCGAGATTGCCCGGGCCACTTCCCGCCATTCCCCGTCCCAATGCCAGAGAATGTAGAGATACTCGCTGCGGTTGTGGCCCCGTCCTGTTTTTGATCTGCCGGCGGCCTCGACGACGACAAGGGGATCAGGGAGAGCGTCGCGAGAAACGCGCTGACCGGGACGATAGAGCCGGCCCTTCAGGCGCCAGCCGCCGGCGCGGGAGTTGGGCCAGACCTCGTGGAGCACGCGGATGTAAATGAGAGGTTCGCCGCGGCGGGCGGTCGAGGGCAACATGAGACTTGCACGTGGACCCTGTTTAGATACATTCTGACAGAAGCTCTGCTGCATGATCGGACCGAACCTCCGATCTGTGGTGGAGTAGGGGCGGCCCGGTGTAGGCGCACCGAGCCGTCCCGTGTTCGAGCATACGTCGTCCTGACAACATCCGGAATTGGCTAAAACGCCTAGTACGGTCAGACAAGTGGGGGTACTTTGGGTCTATGAAGCAATTCAAGAACGCGGCTGAGAGCCGATTAGTGAGGTAGTGAGAGCAGCGATTTACGCCCGAGTGTCGACGTCGGACCAGAAGTGCGAGATGCAGCTGACGGAGCTGCGTACCTACTGCAAGGCGAGGGGTTGGGAAATTGTCACCGAGTACGTCGATGAGGGGTGGAGCGGGGCGAAGGCCTCGCGGCCGGCGCTCGACAAACTGAAGAGGGATGCGCGGCGGCGCAGCTTTGATTGTGTGTTGGTCTGGAAGCTGGACAGGTGGGGGCGAAGTGTTTCCGACTCCATTGCCGGCATTCAAGAGCTGGTGAGCTTGCAGGTCCGGTTCATCGCAGTGACCCAGAACATCGACACGGACGAGACCAGTCCGATGGCGCGATTCCTCCTGCACATCCTGGCCGCTTTTGCGGAGCTCGAGAGGGAGATGATCCGGGAGCGGGTGGCGGCGGGCATGCGGCAGCACAAGGTGAACCTGAAGCTTGGGCGTATTGGCAGGGACTTGCACACCCGATCTGGGAAGGATCTTCCGGTGGGGCGACCGCGCAAGGTGTTTCGGCGCGATCGGGCATTAGAGCTGCGGGATGCCGGGAAGAGCGTACGAGGAATTGCCGCCGAATTGGGCGTCGCGGTGAGCACTGTAGCCCGGGCGCTGCGGGAACAGCCAAAACGAGCGAAAAAACGCGGCAAACAGGGTGTACCAAAACCCGTGTTCCGAACCCCCGTCCAAACGTTGCAAAGAAAGCGCCGAAAGTAAAACTTCTAAGTCGTTCAATATCTACAGTTTTCGGTACTGGGGTATTGGTACGTCCGCGTCGCCGGCGTCGGCCGCGGCGCGATCGGCGGCGGCGGCGCGGGCGGCGAAAACCGGACAAAACGTGACACCTAAAAAAGGGGGGAGCTTCGGCGGGGACTTGGCGCGCTACAGGGGGCGCGTGAGGCCAACTGTCTCCCGGTGGGGGGACGGTCTGTCGGTGGCCCGGCCGGCGCGCGGGGCGCGCGGGGGGTGGGCTAGGAGTGCGTTGAAGGATGGCTGATCTGGTCTTGGGCGAATTGCACCGGCTCCGGATTCCAACTCAGGGTTCCATCTATGTGAGTGGTGAGGAGGAAGCGTTGACGGAACCGCCGCTTCCTCACGTCTTCAAACGTTACAAGAACGGTCGTTTGAGCGTTGTTCGGGGTGCTAGAACGCATGAAGTCGTCGAGGGATGTCGAGCTTCGCGGGCCGCTTGAGAAAGCTATCTGCACTGTTTCCTCGTGGTTGGCTTGAAGGGCGACCACATCCCGGTATAGCTGTATGCTCCTGGCCTCTTGCTCCCATTTCAACGGACCGACGTGTACATGGAGAGCGGTCTCCGGCCCATCGTTGGACAACGTGAGGGTCTCGCGCCCTTCCCCATCATTCTTCCGGTACTTGACGAGGAGGTGCGGAGCGCGGGCAAGCACATTTTCGGAGGTATTGTCCTGTGCGACTCGCCGCAACCATGGTGCCGCGATCATCAGCGCCACGCCGCCGACAAGAACGAGTACTGCGATAACGAGGTCGGGGCGTGAGAACGAAGATTGGTACAGCCAGATCACAGCAGTAAGCACGATCGGCCCCACGGCCTTTTCAAGGAACCACCAAAGGGCGTTCCCTTCGATTTTCCGAAGCAACTTCTTGACACGGGCCACCCTGATCCGCCCCCTTGTCGGCGATTCCTTGAGAGGATCTGGCCGCCAGCGAGTCAAGGTTCCCGCGTTCGCCCGGTTCATGAAGCCGAAACTAGGCGGCCACACCCATTATGTTTCTGTGGTGGTGGCCGTGCAAGAGCAGGTATCCGCAACGGTTGATTTCCGTGATCCCGGCCTCAATTGCTGGCGTTACCGCGTGCCCCCGGCGCAGTTGGCGCGGTCGGCGCGGCGCGGGGGGGGGATTGAGGAGCGCCTGGCGGCAGGGAAGCTGGCGGCGTGAGCTTGATTCCAGCGCGCCGCGGTCGCCTTCCGGGCGATCTCGGAGCGGCGAACCGTTTTCGACCTTTGTGTCATCACGAGGTGGGATAATCGAGACACAGTCATGGAAGGGGACGTCGAACGGCTCGTGGAATGCTCCGGCGTGAGCCTGCCGCTGGCCGCCCGCATCGTCTCCCTTGTGCTGGACTCCGGGGTCACCCATGTTGAGTTAAAGGCGGCCTTCCAAATCGTCGAGGCGCTCTGGGCTATCCTTCCGATTTCCTACGCCCCAGACGATCCTGAACTCCCCGCTCCTGATGGAGAACCGCCGGTCTGAAACTCGGCACCGCACTGCGCGCCAGAGCCTCGACGGCGTCACGGATGCGCCGAAGATGATCGAGTAGTTCCTTCGTTTGACGTTCATCCATGCCCCTCTATCGGCTTCTTGCCTCTTCGGCTTCACGTTTCGCCCACCGGGCCCGGCGCGATCGGCGCGGCGCGGCCGAGGTCAGCGGTTCTTCGGCTTCTCCTTGTAGAGTGCATCTTTCCTCGCTTCGAATATCCGGAGAGTGGCCCGTGCACCGAATCGTTCCACCAGATCCGAGAGCTTTTCTTCGCGGGTAGTGAACAGCTTGTTCAGCGTGCCTTTGGCTTCATCGCTGAGTTGATTGTAGTCGGGTGCGTTCATACCTTCGATTGTAGAGGAGGGCGCCGGCGGGCGCGATCGGCGCGAAGTCCCCGCCAATCCGGATCCAGGATGGCGGGGACTCAAAGCGGTAGGATGGTGCGATGGACAGGAGAAGTCTCACGGTGATGCTCTTGGACGATCTCAGAATGTGGATAGACACGGCAACAAAGGAGACCGCTGTATTGGTCCCAGAAGATCCCAAGTATGAGCGGAAGCTGGCCCGAGTCCATCAGACTCTGCAGAGCGCGATCGCGGACGTCAAAGTGCTCCAGGAGCATGCGGTCAAATCGCTGTGAGAGTGGGACTTGGTGCATCGCCCGACTATGACTGGTGCTCGGACTGCCCGCCGGGCACGTACCGCGAGACTCGGAGGGACGGCGAGAAGGGGAGGTGGCGCACGTGATGACTCGTCGTGCTCTGTTCTCGATGTTGGCTCTGGCTGCGGTCGATCCGGAGCGGCTGGTCTGGGTGCCCGGGCGCAAGCACATCTCAATTCCTGTGCCTCAGCCTGTGGTGCCCGCAACCATAGTTCTGACGATGCATCCTGGAGCGTATTGCCGGTGGTTGCGGGATGTCTTTGTTGAGGACACCGCGCTGAAGAGGCTATCAGAAGGCCGTTCTTGTGGCTGCTCGATTTTGTGGTCACGGATAGGCTGATGGAGGCAGCCAAAAGGTCAGGGATGGGAGGTTTTGAGTTTGGCCAACTGGGCAGGTTTCACTTTGGAAAGGGCTTGATTGAGCCAGAGGAGTTCGGCGGCTATAGAAGGCCGCGGCCCTTTCGGGGAGCACGTGAGACTCTGGCGAAGGCGCGAGTGGGACCGTTTCGTTGCAGTCCTGGATTCGGGCCAGAATAGCAGAGTGAGCTCGGCGAGGAGTAGAGGCCAGAACAGCCAGGCGTTCTCCGACCGCTCCCAGCGGTAGACTCGCGTTTCGATCCAGTCCCTCATACGCCGATTGTAGTGCTGTTTCCGCTTGAGTAATTCCCCCAAATGCCGAATTATTAAGTAGTTGAGGGTTTCAGGGTCTTGAGTTCGTAGCTATGGCTGAGAAGTTGACAGCAAAACAGCGGGCGATAGTGGACGAGTTCGGCGAGCTCGAGGGGAAGGTCGCCGAATTCAAGGCGGTGACGGATCGGTGCAACAAGCTGAAGAGGGAGATTCTCTCCTGGTTCGACGACAGCGCGGCCGGCGAGGCTTTTGTTGCTGTTGGGAGTACGTACACCGTCGAGGTGTCGGCGCGGCGAACCGAGCGCACGATCCTGGATCTGGCCCGGCTGGCCAAGAAGCTGGGCAAGGTCTTCTGGGAGCGGTGCAGTTTTCCGGTCAAGGTACTCGACAAGCTGCTGGAGGAAGAGGAGATCCCGATCTACATCTCCGAGGCACAGTCAGGACTCCGGACGGTCGTGAGGGTGTCGCGGAAGGTTGTGCGGAAGCGAAAGGCAGGGTGAGCTAATGTTGGTGTCTCAGCAGATGAAGTCCGCGGCGACCGACCTGTTACGAAGCCAGCGGAGTGAGCGCGGAGCCAATCTGGCGCTAGACTGCCCTCCGTGTGAGACGGCTACTCCGTCGCTCGATGTGGAACGCGAACTGAGGGAGTTGGGCCGAATGGCGGAGATCCTGGACGAGGAGTTTTCGCATCTGACCGGGAGGTTGTCTCCGGTGATGGAGGCGAGGCCGATCGCGCCAGGCGATGACGGTGGCCAGAAGGAGCCAGTGACCCCCGTGGGCGTCTGTATCCGCGAAGTGACCGACAGGCTGAGGGTTATCGCCAACAGGATGTCCAACGTTCAGCAAGCTCTCCAATTGTGAGTAGAGACTTTTCCGCGAGTGTCCGATTAGACGTACAGAGCCCGGCCGGGAGGGCCACTGTCGCGATCCACGGGGCGACGCTAATCCACCCATCCCGAGACCCTACCGCCAAAGGCTCGCCATCCCATGAACGCACGCGAATTGAGGCACGAGCTACCGGCGCGTCTTGTCATCCGAGATGGGGCCGGCCGGTTTCTCCGGCGAGTGTCGCGCCGCGAAGCGTGGGACCTTCTCGGGCGTGGGGGTGCGGTGATCCGGCGAGGGAAACGAGGCAGAGTCCGGGGCATTCAGTTGGTGCCGGAGGATCGGAATGAGTACAAGAGCTCGGGCACTTTTCGCGGGCCTCGCTACTCGCACGATCGGGAGACTGACCAGAATCCGCGGGGGGTGTGGACGTTGAAGCTACTCCCTCAACGCAGCCGAGCGGCTTTTGCCGGGGTAGCTTTCGAGTGCGGAGCGGAACTGGGGGAGAGGATGGCGGCGTGACTGGGCAAGGTGTCACTGAAGCAATTCAGAAGCACGAGGGAATCGTGCTGCACTGTGCCAGAGCATTTTACAATCAACTCCCGAGATCGCTTCAGCCCGCCATCGACCTTGAGGACCTCGAGCAGGTCGCGCGCATAGCCCTCTGGGAAGCCGCCAACCGCTACGACGAGGCAAGGGGCACGGTATTCTGGCTGTTCGCCCGCCAACGGGTTCGCGGAGCCTTGATCGACGCAATGAGAACTCAGGGCATTTGGAACCGGAAGAAGAAACCAGCGGTGCTGCCTGAGAGTCTCGATGTGGATCTGAATGTCGAGGATGGAAACACCACAACTCAGGATAGCGACCACGGCGAGGGCGCGAAGGCAATCGAGCAGGGAGCCGAGATGGCTCTGGTCGCCCGAAGGGCACGAGGCCACCTGACGGAACGTGAAGCCAGCATAGTGGTGTCCTCACTTGTAGAGGGAAAGCGGTTGAAAGAGGTTGGCCGCGACCTCGGGATTGGCGAGTCAAGGGTGAGCCAAATTCGCGGCTGCGCCATTCGGAAGCTACAGCTTCTCTGCCGGGCTGCCTGATCGGATTTTCCCATGCAGTTACTTCTATCAGGAGACCTGTGCGAGTGCGGGTTGTCGAGGGCTTGCCCGCATCACAGGTTCGTCGGATCTTTTGCTGAGGAGCGCGCGCAGGATTTTGCGCGGCGGCGGCTCGACTGTTCCTGCCGGGATAGGCGGTGCGTGCTCTGCCGGCGTCCTGTGAACGAGATCGAACTACGGGCTTTGCGCCGGGAGGCGCGGCGGCGGCGAACGGCTCGGTGGTACGCCGGGCTCTGGGCAGTGTACGCGTCTGAGGTGTATCGGCGACCAGTGTGGGGCACGGGGACGATGTTGAGTGCGGAATCATGAGCGAAATACACATAGCCTATCTGGCGTTGGGCATCTCCGTCAGCTCGATCGGAGGCCAAGTTTGGAATGCTTGGCTGAAACTGCGCATACGGGCGGACCTGGCGGAACTGACAGACAAGCTGGATGGCCGTTACCAGTCTCGGGGAGTGTGTAAGTCGGAGAGAAACCGACTGGACGAACGCATCGACGCGGTCAGCTTCTGATGAGGATTCTATTTCTCGACCTCGATGGGACAGTGCGCTACTCGTTGGATCCGTCCGGCTTCATCAACAAGCCCGAGGACGTTGCCGTGTATCCCGAGGCGACGGAACAGATGGCGCGTTTTGTGCGTGCAGGGTGGAAGCTCGCGTTCGTGAGCAACCAGGGAGGGATAGCTCGTGGCTTTACCACACACGAGATGTTCATAGCTGGGCTCGAAAGGACGGAGGAACTGCTCGGGGACGTATTCGACGGCGGCGCCTACTGCCCCCATGATCCGGACGCCAACTGTGGATGCCGGAAACCACGCGCGGGCATGGTCATGGCCCTGGTCATCGGGTATCCGGTGAATCTCCCGGATTGTCTGTTTGTGGGGGATCGGCCGGAAGACGAGTTGTGCGCGGCAGGGGCGGGCATACCCTTCATGCGGGCTGAGGACTGGAGAGCGGGGAAAGCTGATGTCGGTGAAACGAAAGGCGAAATCGGTGGCAACAAAGGCGTCGAAGAACCGTCGGGCGAAAAGTCCGGCGAAAACTCGACCGGCGCGGAAACATCCGCCGAAGAAAAAGCCAGTAGCCTCTCCTAAGTCGAAGGTTCCAAAGAAGCAATCGCCGAAAAGTGCGGTGACGCCGAAAATTCCGCACAAAGATGCGCGGAAAAGTGCGGCTCTGCCACCCGAGTCAACGGCCCGGGTGCGGCCGGAACCAATCCGGAGGCGAGCCTTCCTCGCGGCCTACGCGAAGACGGGCAACGTCTCGCTGGCCGCGAAGGCCTGCCGCATCCCGCGCCAGCGGCACTACGAGTGGATGAAGGACCCGGAGTATGCGGCTGCCGCCAAGGAAGCCCACATCGAGGCTTGTGAGCTTGTCGAGGCGGAGATTTTCAGGCGCGGTGTAACTGGTGTCCTGAAGCCGGTCTTTTACCAAGGGGTCCGCTGTTCAACCGTCCGCGAGTACTCCGACATCCTCCTGATGTTCAAGGCGAAAAAGCTGATGCCGGAGTACCGGGACAACTTCAAGATTGAGCACTCAGGCACCCTGAACTTGGGCGAGCGGCTTCTCGCCGCGCGGGCACGTATGGAGGCTCTTGGCAAGTCATGAAGCGATGCTACGAAAAACCAGTTGCTAAGCGACAACACCAGATGATCTTCCCGGTCCGGGGGCTTCCGAAGGGAACCCAGATCGCGTGCCGGCAGTGCTCGTCCTGCCACGGATGTAGATGAGTGGGACAGCCACAGCACTCAACGATGCAAAAGCGGAGGAGCTGCTTATCGAGCGGGTTGCCGGCTATGCCACAGACCCTCTCAGTTTCGTTGAGTGCATGTACCCGTGGCGCGAGCCTGGGTCCCTGTCTGAGTTTTCCGGCCCAGACGAGTGGCAACGCGAAACCCTCGAGATCGTAGGGCACGAGGTCCGGAACAGAAATTTTGATCATCAAACTGCGGTAGCCCCGATTCGCCTGGCGATTGCCAGCGGACACGGCATAGGCAAGTCTACGCTGGTCGCCTGGCTCGTGCATTGGATCATGTCGACGCGGCCTGGCGCGGTCGGAACGGTCACGGCGAACACCTTCACGCAGCTCTCGAGCAAGACGTGGCCGCAGATTCAAACGTGGGTTGCACGCTCTCTGAACGCGCACTGGTTTGAGATAAGCGGTTCCGCGATGAGGGCCAAGGTTTCGCCTGGCAGTTGGTTCTGTACGCCGCAAACCTGTCGCGAAGAAAATTCCGAGGCCTTCGCCGGCCAGCATGCGGCGACCTCGACGAGCTTCTACATCTTCGACGAGGCGTCGGCCATTCCGGAGCGCATCTGGGAGGTGGCTGAGGGCGGGCTCACTGACGGTGAGCCGATGATCTTCGCCTTCGGCAATCCGACCAGGTCAAGCGGTAAGTTCTACAGAATCTGCTTTGGGAGCGAAAAGGAACGCTGGACCCATCGCTCGATCGACTCCCGCGACTGCCGGCTGCCGAACAAGGAGCAGATAGCCGAGTGGATTGCCGACTACGGGGAGGATTCGGATTTCGTCCGCGTCCGTGTTCGCGGCCAGCCGCCTACAGCGTCGGAGCTTCAGTTCATTGACTCGGCGCGCATTTGGGAGGCGCAGAAGCGACAGGTAGAGGTGCTCGACGACGAGCCCCTCATCGCGGGCTTCGACGTGTCCGGAGGGGGCTCGGCCTGGAACGTGATCCGGTTTCGCCGCGGACTGGATGCGCGGTCTATCCCTCCGATCCGGATCAGCGGGCAAGACGGCCGGGACCGGTCGGTGCTGATTGCCCGGGCGGCGGAAGTGATGCGCGAGGAGCATCGCGGCCACAAAGTCCAGGCGATGTTTGTCGATATGGCCTTTGGGGCGGCCATCGTCGAGCGGCTGCACACCCTTGGTTTTCGCAACGTCTTTGAGATCAACTTCGGCGGGCCTTCTCCGTCTCACAACTGCGCGAACCTGCGTGCCCACATGTGGTCCGAGAGCAAGGACTGGCTTCTGAAGGGGGCCATTGACGAGCACTCCGAGCTCGAGCGGGGGCTCTGCGGCCCGGGCTACCACATCAACCGGAGCAACAAGGTGGTCCTGGAGTCGAAAGAGCAAATGCAGAAGCGCGGCGAGGCCTCGCCAGACGACGCCGACGCCTTGGCGCTCACGTTTGCGCGGGCGGTGGCTCCGGTGGTGAAAAAGCAGGATCAGCGGCGGTGGGGCGGCCGGGGTCGGCCTGGTGGCTGGATGGGGTAGTGCCCTTCCCTTCCCAGGGCTTTCCACTCGACAAGGGCGTCGAAAATCGAGATTGAATCAGGCGTCCTAGAGGCATATTTCTCCGAAGTCGAGACTGTTGCGAACATTCGCACTGCCGACCAAGCTACGACAGCCCTCGGAAGGTGGTCCGCCACCCGGCGCGCCAACCACTCGACGAATGAAGGCTTTCCCATGACACGGATCTTACACTTTCTGGGCATTGAGCGCTACATCCGCAGCTTCGCGGGCGCTCTGCCGTGGTACGACCTATGCGTTATCTAAGACTTGCAACGATGATCCTTCTCGGGTGCCTCATGGCGTTCGGGGAAACCTTGCCAACGAACATCTATGCGGGCGGCGTGTCTCTCAATCCCGGGGCGTCGCCCAAGATAGCCGGCACGGGCTTGTACGCCCGGCTGGTGAGTGACGGATCTGGAACCTACTTGTTCAGCGCCGTCGACGCTTTACCAACGTCGGTCCAGCCCTTCGCGGTAACAACTCAGTTCTCCGCCGGCGTTGCCCAGAGAGTCCTCACAATCAACAACATCCCCATCTTTGTCCCAACCTCGGCCGGTGTCTCCTACAACGGCGAGAACACGGGGTGGGCCTGGACGACCGGAGCGATGGCGGTGACGCGAATCAAGGACAAATGGCGTCTGATGCCGCACATACGCGCAGTCAAGTCGTCTGTTTCCAACGGGAGCGGGTACCAGGTGATCATCGGGGTCCTGATCGGCTGGGCGGAATAGGGAGGTCGTGATGCTGGATGGATTGAAGCGGAAGCTGGCCGCCATGGCCATCTCTACCACTCTGAAGTCTCTGGCCACGTCCAAAGACACGCGGACCACGATCACTGGAATTGTCGCGGCCATCGTGCTTGCTGTGCCGGGCCTGGACTTCCAGAAGCTGCTGGCCGGCGACGTCGATCAGATCGCGCATTTGACCGCTGCGCTGCTGGTAGCGGCGCTGGGCTATCTCTCCACGAAGCCGGATGCGGACGGCAAGACCACACTCCTGGGGGCTGTGGCCGGCGCGTTGTACGCGATGGCCGGGAGCGTGGAAGCGATTGTCACCGGGACAGTCATCGCCGCGCTCGGGCACCTAACAAACAAGCCAGCGGCTGAACTCGCGCCGGGCAAGGCGAAGTAGGCGCATGGACATTCCGATCAGGTATCCAGACGGCACTACGCTGCGCCTCTGGCGCGTCGAGTACAAGCTCTGGGACGGACAAGACCTGCAATGCTTCGTCCATGGAGCCCGGATTCTCGCAACGTCGGAGGCCTCGGCCGCCGAAGAGACGCGGCACTTCTGCGCTTCGGGAGGTTTTGTCTGCGAGATTGTCAGCATCTCCGAAATCGCGAGTGTCAGTGCGGTGGCTGACGCTGACTGCAAAGCGTTCATCGACGTGGAACTGCGCCAGAAAATTGAGCGCGTGGATGTTGCCGCCTGGGAGGAACTGAAGCGGTTAGGCGACCTCCTGCAGGAGCAGAAAGAGGCAGTCTGGCAAGCCGTAGAAATGCTCGAGGGCGGAATCCGTACCGGGAGTTGTTGCCTGCCGCCGCGTGGGGTAGCGCACCTATGCCGGCCACCCAAGTAACGCGACACGTCTTCGGTCGGGGATGGGCCAACGTCTTCGTCGCCGACTGGGATCCGTCCGTCCATACCGTACCGATTAGGGACTCCTCTCCTCATCAGATGTCTGCCGCCTGTGCGTGTCGACCGCGGCTCACGGATGGGAAGACAGCTCTGCTGGTGCATAACTCCTGGGATGGCCGGGAGATCTTCGAGCGGGCGCTATACGGTGCCTTCGGGCGCCACGGAATGAACTGATGCCCTTGAAAGAAGTGCATCTAACCCAGGATCAAGCCGAAGGGCTGCTCGTCGAATGGAAGCACCGGCTTCGGCTACAGGACTGGAACATCAAGGTCAAGGTGGCTCGCGGAAACGGGCTGGACCTCCCATGCGGAGTGCAAGGACGCTGTGAGTGGACGTTGCCGCGCAAGGAAGCATTCATCCGCCTGATGAACCCGATGGACTGGGATCCGGATACGTGCTGGCCGCAGGACATGGAGGCCACGCTGGTCCACGAGCTGCTCCATCTTCACTTCGCGCCATTCGACACGTTTGAAGTGAACACGCCTGAAGACACAGCGATAGAACAGGCAATCCGCGCCATCAGCGACAGCCTGGTGCAAGCGAAACGAGGAGTTTGACGAAATGCCACAGATCGACACGACACGCATATTCCAAGGAGCTTTCGACCGATCCATCCGAGACGCGGTTGTCGAGCAGCTCAACACGCTGGCCGATGCGGTCACTGCGCTTGAGGTCGCCCCGGTAGCCCACGCGGCCTCTCACCAAGCCGATGGCGACGACGAGATTGCCACGGCAACCGCTGCGGCGGGCGCAATCCCAAAGGCTGACGGAACCGGAACACTCGACGCGGCCTGGATTCCGCCCACCATCCCAGTGCTCGTGGCGGCGCCCGCTGCTGCCGACTCCGCGGGGACGGCGGGCCAGATAGCGTACGACGGCGACTACCTGTACGTCTGTGTGGACACCAACACTTGGCTTCAGGTAGCGATTGCGACGTGGGGCGGCGAGTAACGCAAGATGCCCGAAGAACAGGACAAGGTCGATTCGGGGGACGAAGCTCTTCTCGCCCTCATCCGGCGCCGCTTCACCGAGGCGACGAGCGCGGAAAGGGAAATCCGCGCCGAGGCCACCAAGGACCTCGAGTTCATTTCCGGTGAGCAGTGGGATGAGGGAGCGAAGCGTAGACGCGAGCTTGCCGACCGTCCTTGTCTGACCATCAACCGCCTCCCTACATTCGTCGGGCAGGTGGTCAACAGTGCTCGGCAAAACAAGCCATCGCTGAAGTTCTCGCCGGTGGATTCAGGCGCAGACCCTGACACAGCGGAGGTCTACGGAGGTATCGTCCGCCACATCGAGTACGACTCAGACGCTGACGTGGCCTATGACACGGCCTTCGAGTATGCGGCCTCCTGCGGCTTCGGCGCGATGCGCGTGCTCACCGAGCACGTCTCGGATTCCTCCTTCGACCAGGAGCTGAAAATCGAGGCTATTCCCGATCCCTTCTCGGTGTACTTCGATCCTCATGCCCGCCGAGCGGACCGTTCGGATGCCGGCTGGGGCATAGTCACCGAGCGCCTTTCCCGGGACGAGTACAAGGAGAATTGGCCTGAGTCGAAGGTGGCGGAGCGCGGCTTTGAGACAGGGATTGAGGGAGTTGGGGATTGGCTAACGGACGACTCCATCCGGGTTGCCGAGTACTGGTACATCGCGACGACCAGAAAGAAGCTCCTGCTGCTTTCAACTGGAGAAGTCGTTCTGGACGCCGGCAAAGAGGCGCTGGATCAACTGATAGAGCAGGGAGTTACGGTCGTCAGAGATCGCGACGTGATCCAGAGGCAAGTGAAGTGCGTAAAGACGAACGGCGTGGAAGTGCTGGAGAAGTACGACTGGCCAGGCCGCTGGATTCCCATTATTCCGGTGCTCGGCCACGAGTTGATAGTGAAGGGGAAGCGGAAGCTCTTCTCTCTCATCCGTTTTGCTCGTGATCCCCAGCAACTCTACAATTTCCACAAGACCGCTCAAGCTGAAGCGCTCCAGATCGCGCCCAAGGCGCCGTTCATCGGTGTAGAGGGGCAGTTCGCGGGGCACGAGTCCGAGTGGGAGGACGCCAACAACGTCAATTTCCCGTACCTGGAGTACCGGCGCGTCGATCTCAACGGAGAGCCTGCGCCGGCACCTAGTCGAAACGCGTACGAGCCTCCTATACAGGCGTTGAGTGTTTCCGCCCTGCAGGCGGCCGACGACATCAAAGCAACCACGGGGATTTTCGACCCCAGCCTCGGCTCGCAGTCCAACGAGGTTTCCGGGCTGGCTATACAGCGCCGGCAGAATCAGAGCGACACGGCCAATTTCCATTTCATCGACAACCTGGCGAGGGCACAGAGGCACCTCGGGAGGATCATCCTTGATCTCATCCCGAAGATCTACGACACCGTCCGTTGGGTCCGCATTCTCGGCGAGGACATGACCCAGCGCATCGTACAGGTCAATCAACAGTACGAAGACGAGGACGGCAAGACTCACAACTACGCGCTGGGTGTTGGCAAGTACGACGTCAGGGTTTCCACCGGCCCGGGCTACGCCACGAAACGCCAAGAGGCGTTCGCAACGCTGACTGAGTTCGGCCGGTCCTGGCCGGATCTTTTCAAGCTCGGAGGGGACATCATCTTCCGCAACTCGGACATCCCGGGTGCGGACGAGCTTGCCGACCGCCTGAAGAAGGCACTGCCACCGGAGTTGACAGCGGAGGAAGAAAAGGGCGGCGAGACGAAGATCCCGCCACAGGTGGAAGCGCAGATGAAAGCGGTGATGCAGCAACACGAGCAGCTCACAGCGGCGCTCAAAGAGGCTCAGGAACTGGTGAACGGAAAGCGTATGGAGCTGGAGAGCCGGGAGCGCATCGAGGCGCTGAAGGTACAAGCCCAGCTCGCTATCACCCAAGCCAAGCTCGACAGCGAAGACGGCAGGGAGATGCTCCGTCAAGAGCTGGCGACCCTCCGGTACCAAATTGAGCAGCGTCTCGACATGCTGCGGGCCAATGAGCCGGTCAGCGACGAGCAGGGCGCGGAAGCCGCCCCGCAACCGAGGCCTCCAGCGCAGTCTGGGACAGAAACCGAGCCGCTTCAACAGGCGGCGTAAGGAGAATCGAATCCTATGCTGATTGCACAAACAGAACTTGTCACCGTGGCCGCTGCGGGCACGCCGGTCCAATGCACGATCACGGAACCGTGCTGCGCGATCTTCGCCTACAACCCACATGCGGCGAATGCCATCTACGTTGGTCTGGCCGGGCTCAACAAGACCACCGGGGCCAACGTCATCCAAGCCGTCGCCGCTGCGGGCGTCTTCAACCCGATTCTCGGCAATGAGGGCCGCAACCTGATCCGACCGACCGACTTCTGGTTCGACGCGGCGGCCAGCTCGCAAACGATTGAAGTTACTGTCTGGCGGAACGTCTGAGTGCCATGGCAGGCCAAACAAAGACGCTCCGGCAGTTCATCGACGACATGGGCATAGCTGCGCGGCAGGGGTGGTACGACGCCAGGAACGCCTACTACCAGGGGAAAACCAAGCTCAAAGGTCTCCTCCGCGACAGCCGAAGCGGGGCGGGAGCGGTGGACAAGTTCGTCCGCGAGGGACAGAAGGGCCAGAACTACCTCCGCGACACGGCGCCCGCGGCGCGGGACAACATCCAAGAGATGCTCAAAGACCTCGACAAGAAGCCCCAGCAGAAGAGGAAGTAATGAGAGTCAAGCCAGGCGTCCGGATCTTCGGTATGCGGCCAGAGGTGTTTTTCGCTCTCGGAATTGCCGAGGGGCTCTGGCAACGGGAGGGATCGGAAGTTACTGTAACCGGCGGAGTTGAGGGAAAGCACATGACCGCCTCGCTGCACTACCTGGGGCTGGCCGCAGACATTCGCAAGCGCGACGTGGAAGCGACGATTCTGGCTGAGCTGCTCAAAGACCTGAGGGAACAACTCGGAGACGACTTCGATGTCGTCGAAGAGGGAGACCACCTTCACATAGAGTTTCAACCCAAGCTCCCCTACTCGGGCTGAGTAGGGAACTTGCGGAGGCGGTGAAGTTACCCCGCTTCCACCATTCCGCCTACGGGCCGGCTTCATAGACCCGGATCGAATCCAAGGGAGCAATCCATGGCAGAGAAAGCTACACCTGCGCCCGCAGAGGGCGCTGAGATGACTCCAAGCCCGGAAGATTACCCGGCCTGGGAACAACAGCGACAAGCGGAGCTGAGGGGCGAGGAGCCCCAAAAGACCGCAACGGCAGAAGCAACATCCGAGGGCGAACCGGCTCCAAAGGGAGCTGGAGAGCCTGAAAGCGCGGAGGACGCGGACACCTCCGACCAAGATCCGGAGCAGGAAGAGGATGAGGATGGCGGCGAGGAGCCCCAAGAGAAGTCTCCCCAGCGGCAGCCAGCGCGGAAATCCGGTGTCCAGAAACGCATCGACAAGCTCACACGGGACAAGCGCGAGCTTGAGGAGCGGTTGCGCCGTATTGAGGAGGGGCTGAAGCCCGCCCCACCGAAGCCGACGCCAGCGGAAACCCCGGCCACCGAGGCCGCGGGACCGAAAACGGATACGAACGAGGAGCCACGGCCCGAAGCTTTTGAAACCTACGAGGAATACACCAAGGCTGTAGCCACCTGGACGGTCGACCAGAGGGAGAAGACGCACGCCGACGCGGAAAAGCAAAAGACCTTTGAGTCAGAGCAACGCGCAGTCTTGGACAAGTGGACCCAGCGGCTTGATGAGGCGCGCGCGGTCCATGAGGACTACGACGAGGTTGTCGCCAGTGACCTGGATATTTCCATGGCCATGCAGCAGGCCCTTCTCGATTCCGAGTTGGGAGCCGAGCTCGCCTACTACCTTGGGTCGCATCCCGAAGAGACGGCCGCAATCGCGAAGCTGACGCCGGTGGCGTCGGTTCTCGCGCTCGGCAAAATAGAGGCTTCGCTGACACCGCGAAGTTCCACCCCTTCATCCGATCACGCTCCACAACGAAGAACAGTGACGAGCGCTCCAAAACCCGTTACTCCCATCTCGCGCGGGGTAGCTGGCGGTTCCGAATCTGTCTACGACACGGAACTTGCCAATGACTACAAAGCCTGGGAGAACCGGCGCCGAGCGCAACTCAAGGCAGCTTAGCTGCCCCAACCAATCAGCCCGAAAGGCTGCTCTCTAAGGAGCTTTCTCCATGCCGAACACAATCATCACGCCGCAGGTCTATACCAACGAGCTGCTGCGGAAATTCAAGATGAATCTGGGTTTCGCTTCGGCGACCCATCACGAGTACGACGAACGCTTCGCCAAGAAGGGCGGAAAGATCGGCGACACGGTCAACGCCCGAGTCCCGGTTAAGTTTGTGGCCGAGGACGGTGCTGATCTGGTTCCTCAGGACGTCGAAGAGCGCAGCGTCCCAATCACCCTGAACAGGCGCAAGCACGTCGCTTTTGCCTTCACGTCTCAGGACCTTACGCTGTCCATCGACCGCTTCGCGGAGCGGTATCTCGACTCGGCTGCCGTTGCTCTGGCCAACATCGTGGACGTCGACGGGCTCATCATGGCCTACAAGAACACGCACAACTTCGTTGGGGTTCCTGGCACAATCCCGAGCGCGATCAAGACCTACAACCAAGCTGGGGCCTGGCTCGACAAGATGGGCTGCCCCTTCGACAACAACAGATCCGTGTGCATCAGCCCGGACATGCAGGTTGAAATCGTGGATGCGCTGAAAGCACTATTTCAGAGCTCCACTCAGATCGCCTCCCAGTACGAGAAAGGCCGCATGGGCAAAGCGGCTGGCTTCAACTGGATCATGGACCAGAACGTCCGGACCCACACCACCGGCCAATGCGGCGGGACACCGCTTGTGAACGGGGCCGATCAGACCGGATCCTCAATCTTGACCGAGGCCTGGACCTCCGCTGCCGCGAATCGCCTGAAGGCCGGCGACGTCGTCGGGTTTGCCGGCGTCTATGCGGTTGGTCCGGTGTCCGGTGATAACCTCGCCGACCTGGCGCGCTTCACCGTCACCGAAGACATCGCGTCCACTTCGGGTGGCGCGGCTACTCTGAAAATCACCCCGGCGCTGACTATCACTGGTCCTTACAAGAACGCTTCGAATGCTCCGGCAAACGACGCTCAGGTGTACGTGTTCGACAAGGCACCGGCCAGCCACAGCGATGTGGCCTCGAAGTCCAGCCCGCAGGGCATCGCTTTCCACAAGGAAGCATTCGGATTCGCGATGGTTCCCCTGGTTCTGCCTCGGGGCGTCGAAGAAGCGGCTTCGTCCATCGACCAAGAAACCGGCGTCTCCATTCGCACCGTCTCGGATTACGACATCCAGAGCGACAAATTCTACACCCGGTGCGACATCCTGTACGGCTGGGCGCCGCTGATTCCTGAGTTCGCTTGCCGCGTGGTGAGCTAGACCGAGCAGGGGCTGGTTCACTGCCAGCCCCATCCAGAAGAAGACAAACGAAAGAAGGACGAACACACCATGAAGTCGATTTTGAAACTCTCCTTGCTGGTCGCCTTGACGGCGCTTCTGGCCCTCGGTCAGACGTCTCTCACCTCGACCACCTTTTCCTCGGCCGTTGCGGCTGGCGACGAGTATGTGAACCTCACCAGCGCGACGGGCGTAACCGGCCGCGGCAGCGGCGCGACGATCCTCTACTCCGGGCAGGAGGCAATGGAGGTAATCTCCATCTCCAGTACGAGAGCACGGGTTCAGCGCGGCATTGCCGGCAGCAGGCAGCACGCTCATGCCTCCGGGGCTACCGTCTACGTTGGGGCTCCCGGGGCGTTCGCGAACATAGCTCCGCCTCTCGGTGGGGCCTGTACGGCGGGCACCAATCAGGGATACAGCCCGATGATAGTGGTCCCCACCGGGCGGCACTACGAGTGTGAGGGCTCCCTTTGGGTCGAGGTGAACATCGAACCGGACCCTCTCGTCACAGCCAACGTCGGCACTGCGGCGACCGGCGTAACGGCTGTCGAGTACGGCGACGGACGCCGGCACATCACCAAGCTCACGTTCACGCTTCTCACCATGACTCCCGTCACCGCTGCCGACGCTGAAGCGACGGGAATCCTGATCTACACCTTGCCCGCTGGCGCGGTGGTTGTCAATTCGGCTTCCATGTCGGTGGGGGTCTACGGGTCAGGAACCGATTGCGACGCGGATACTCCCGAAGTCGGGCTGGGGACTGTAACAGCCAGCGGCGATACCGCCATACTGAGCGGCACGGCGACATTCGAGAGTATTCTCACCGGCACGGCGGCCACCAACTGCACCGGGACCGTCACACTCGTCACGGTGAGCCAGGGACTCGGCGTCGAAACAGCGGGTGCTCACACGGTGTATTTGAACTCGGCGGACACTTGGGCCGGCATCTGCACCATCACGGCTACGGGTACCGTCTGGCTGGAGTGGACGCTGCTCGATTGATTCCTTCCCCTTGAACCCTGTGGGGCGGCCGGCAGCGGTCGCCCCAGTTTTCCCCTGGAGGCTTACGAAATGAGTGTCACCATTCCCACAATCACCCTTTCCGGCCAAGTCGCATCCATGGCGCGGGCCACCATCGACGGAACCCCAAATACGGGCGTCACAGCGACCGAAAGCAAGTCTGGCCAACAGCACGTCACTAAGCTGACCCTTTCCGCTCTCGTTGTCAGCGCGATTGCCGCGGCTGGCGCGGAAGCCGTTGGCAAGCTGCTCTATACGTTCCCCGCAGGCGCTGTCCTGCTACGAGCTGCCCACCTTGACCTCGAACTCACTAACACCGATGGAGACATCGACGCCGACACTCCCGATATTGGGCTGGGCACAACCATAGCCAGCGGGGCCAACGCCACCCTGGAAGCAGTCGGTACCGGAGCCGAGAACGTTCTGACTGGGCAAACGACCGACGACTGCGACGGCACAGCCACAGTCAAAGGCGTCACCGATCAGGCACTCACGATTCAAGCCAATGACGACCACACCGTGTACCTCAACGTGGCCGACACCTGGGCCGATGACGATACGGGGCTCAAGGCTACGGGCACGGTCACCCTCGAATGGGTGGATCTGAGCTAGGAGCCTCGACCATGTCGTACGTATTCAAAGAGTTTCCGAAAATGCTTTACCCCGTGCCCGGCCACCCGGGCATCGTGGTCCGGAACCAGGAGGAAGAAACAGCGGTCCTGGCCGCCCATGCGCCGGCCAAGCCTCCGGAGAAACCGTCCATCCCGGTACCCGACGCGGAACCGAAGGCTGAACCGAAGCCGCACGAGAAGCCCCACGGAAAGAAGGCTGGCCGGAAATGACTGCCCAGGACGTCATCAACGGGGCGCTGATTGCGCTCCAGGAGATGGACCCGGAGGAGACTCCGACAGCCTCAGAGTCTGCTGACGGCCTTGGCGTCCTCAACCGCCTCATCGCCAGCTGGAACGCCGAAGTTCTGCCAATCCCGCAGATCACGCGATCGGAGGTGACTCTGACCGGGGCTGCTTCCTACTCGCTACCCACCAGGCCACTCAAGATCCGGGCTGCTTCCGTGGTGGTCACTACGACCGTAAGCATGCCCCTGAACATCGCTGACGCCGCGGCATGGGCGGCGTACATGGACAAAGCCGGAGACGCTGACTTCGGCGAAATCCTCTATCTCGAAGACGGCTATCCCCTCGCCAAGGTGCACATCGCGCCGCTCGTCGCCACCGGGACTCTCGAGTTGCTCAGCCTTCGCCCAATAGGCAAGGGGCTGATGGCCAACCGCGAGGAATTTACTCTCGAAGGGGCAGCCAGCTACACCATCGGAATCGACGGGGATTTTGACACCGAGAGACCAGCGGAGATCACCGGCGCCGCTATCCTCGCGGGCTCCACAATCGCCAAAGAGGTGGAGATCGTCACAGCGGAGAAGTGGGCAGCATTTCTCAAACGAGGCGAGGGCGGCAGCTTCGCCCGCGTGCTGTTCTACGATGGCGGCTGGCCTACCGGCACAGTCCGTCTGGCTCCCTCCCCGGCTGCAGGCACTCTTGAACTGCTCACCCTCAACGCCCTCGAAGGCTTCGCGAGCCTCTCGGCTACCGTTGATCTGCCTCCGGGCTACGAGCGCGCGCTCGTGTTCAACACGGCCCTCGATTGGGCGTCGAGCTTCGGGGCTGACCCGGCGCTCGTGGCCGGTCCAGCCCAACAGTCGCGGAACGCGATCGCGGCGCTCAACGCTCAAGTGCTCGGGCTGCCGGCGCCGGTCTCAGGATCGGCGCAACCAGCGCCCGCTCCGGAGGCACCGCGACAATGACAGCGCAAGAACTGATCGAAGACGCCCTCACCCTGGCCGGGAAGCTCGGCCCCGGACGTGGGGCCAACACTTCAGACTCCGAAGTCTCACTCAGAGCCCTTAATTCCATGCTGAGTGGCTGGGCTACTCAGGGCCTCACCATCCCGGTTGTCCGCAGCGACGAGTACAACCTGGTCGCTGACCAGCAAACCTACACCATAGGGGAGGGCGGAGACTTCGACGCCGCCCGCCCCCTCGCCATCAACCGCGCCAACCTCCTCACGTCAGATACTCCTCCGTACCGGACTCACCTTGAAGTGATTACAGTCCATAACTGGGCCGACGTCGCCTTTCCAACGCTCGAAAGCACCATCCCGTCGAAGCTCTACTATGCGCCGTTCTTCCCGTTGGGCCAGATCGTCGTCTGGCCGGTGCCAACAGAAACCAGGACTATCGAGCTGTTCACCCGGCAGGGGTTGGCCAGGATCAACGCGCTGAACGAGATTCTTGAGTTTGTCCCAGAACCTCCAGGCTACGAAGAGGCTGTGAAGTACAACCTGGCGCTCCGTCTCAAGGGCCTCTTCCCAAAGGCCCTCGCCATCTCCCGCGACCAGCTCGCGATAGTTCAGACGATTGCCCGCACTTCTCTCGGTGACATCAAGCGCATCAACAGGGTCAAGCGCCCCCTGCGATGTGAGCCGATTTTCGGGGGCAGATCCGGCTGGGATTATCGGACGGGTGAGTAATGGACTTCGGATTCGTCGGCCCAACCTACCAGGCGCGCTCGCTGCGGCTGGACGCGCAGCGCACGGTCAACCTCTACCCAGAGGTGGACCAGTCCGGGGCCGGGAAAGCCGTCAAGGCGTTGTTCGGCACGCCCGGGCTGGTCGCCTTTGCCACCCTTCCCACAGCTCCCGTCCGCTGTCTCTGGGCCGGCGAGGAGCGACTCTTCGCGGTCGGGGGCGACGCGCTCTACGAGGTGTACTCCGATGCGAGCTATGACCTTCGCGGGCCCGTGGGCGACGACGCGGGCCACACCCCGGCGATGATCTTCCCGAATGGAGTAGGCACACAGATTCTGATCATCTCGGCCGGCCTGGCCTACGTGGACAGCGGTACGGGCCCGGAGCAGTGCGAGTTCAGCGAGGGCGGAGACGTTGAGGCGCTCACCGGCTGTTTTCTGGATGGCTACGGGATTGTCCATGCGCCCTACTCAAAACAGTTCTTCTACTCGGCGCTGAACGATTTCACGTCCTGGGACGAGCCCGACTTCCAATCGCAGGAAGCCTATCCGGACAACATCTACGCCCTCCTCGCGGACCATCGCGAGCTGTGGTCGTTCGGGGACCAAACAATAGAGATCTACCGCAACGAGGGCGACATTGACCAGGTCTTTCGGACGGACCCCAGTGGTTTCATCGACATGGGAATCGTGTCGAGTTACTCACCGGTGAAGGTTCCCGGAGGCGGCCCGGCCTGGCTGTCTGGCGATGCCCGGGGCCGGATAGTGGCCTACCGAGTGTCGGGCTTCTCGCCTGTCCGCATCTCGAACCACGCCGTAGAGGCCGCCTGGAGCAAGTACTCCACGGTAAACGACACCATCGGCTACATCTACACCGAGCAGGGCCACACCTTCATCGTCTGGACCTTCCCCACCGAAAACGCCACCTGGGCGTATGACCTGAGCACGGACATGTGGCACGAGCGAGCCTATGGCTCAGGCCTCGATCGACACCGCGGCCGTTGCCATGCGTTCACCTTCGGCAAGCATTTCGTGGGAGACCACACGACGGGAACCATCTACCAGCAGAGCGTCGAAATCTACACCGATGACGGCACGCCGATCACCAGGATGAGGACGGCGCCCCACCTCCACGCCGAGGGAGCCCGCGTTTTTCACAACCGCCTACAGCTCGATGTCGAAGTCGGCGAGGTGGCCAGCCCCCAATTTTCCCTGGAGGTGTCCAACAATGGCGGGCGGACCTTTGGCACCGCCAAAACGGCGACGGCCGGCGCGATCGGAGACTACACCGCCCGGATTCTCTGGCGCCGCCTGGGATCCTCTCGTGATCGGGTCTACCGCGTGACGTCCACCGCCGCCATGCGACAGGCCTGGGTGGCCGCCCTGCTAAAGGCAAAACCGGGGGCACCCTGATGCCCACCGTCACGCCATGCGTTCCTCACAAAACGCCCATGTACGAGAAAGATGGGGCGATGAGCCGAACGTGGATCATCTTCTTTGAGCGACTGGGCCGCTGGGATGAGATTCACAACACGGCGGGGGACACGAACCGCAAAGCTACGTTCGTCCTGAAGCGCGAGCTCGAGGTCGAGGATGATCTGACCAACCACTACATCGTTCGCGCGCCTGGGGCCTTCTACGACGCTGCGATCAAGGCCAAAACAGCCCCCACCGACGCCGCGGCGCGCCTGGTCATCGAACGCTCCACTGATGAGGGCGGAACCTGGTTCACTGTTCTGAATCCGCTCGACGAGGAGACGCCGGGGTACCTCGAGATCCCGGACGGCGACGACACGCTGATCCTTTTCGATCGGAGCATCTTCTACGATGAACCGTTGATCGCTCGGGTGAACGTGGATGACTTGCTCCGGATCAACTGTATCCAGTGCGGGTCCACCCTTCCCGGGCAGGACATCACGGTCGTCATCCGGTGGGAATGATGGGCATTGCCTTCACCAAGGAGCCCATCGTCCGCGCAACTGCTACTGGATCGACCCGCGCCGCGCTGATCCTGTCCATCGCCGAGATTTTGCAAGACGCCGGCTGGTCTGCGGAGGAGCTGTCGAACGGCTGGCGAATGATGGCCACATCGCCGCAGGGTTTTCAGGCGAAGATCTGGCTTCAGGACCTCGGCGAGACCATGCTGTCGATTTACGGGCCCGCGATCTCCATCCGGATGAGCTGCGCGGACAACGACCACGCCAGCGCAACCCAGAAGCTGGTCGCTGGCGTCGACCGGAGCTACGACGTGCTCGCCGGCGTCTGCCAAGTTTTCATCTCGCTCCCAGAGGTATCGAGCGAGGCCGCTCCAGATGGTTTCTGGGGCCATCACTTTGCCGGTGGGATTCCCTGGCTGCCAGAGGACGCGGAGGGACCGTGCTTAAATCGGCTTTCCACTGATGTCAGCTCGGCCTGGTGGCTGTCCGGATCCGGCCCGCGTAGCTTCCGGAACGCGCACACACACGGGAACTGGAATTGGGCCGGCTACTGGTCGACCGATGGATTGCACACCACCGGAAGCGGCGGGCATCTTCAGGCGCGGGTGATCGCGCTCGAGAACCATCCCTACTCCGCCTACCCGGCGCTCCCGGCCGTCGTCTACGGAGACGGTGAGCCTTTGTACTTGGATCCGTTGATTGCTTGGGGCCAGCCCGGGCACGGCGAACCGCCGAAGATTCGGGGCCAGATTTGGGATGCGGTGTGGTCTACGAAGCCGCTCAATCTGGGAGAAACCTTCCTCCTCGAGGAGGTGGATGAAGAGACGGACGAGCCGTTCAGCGTCGAATTTGAGTGTTGGAGTTACAGCCATGAGATAGAGCTGGAGACGATCAAGATTCCGGCCACCTGGTTGGGCTGCCTCTGCCTCGCCACCGGCGAGACAGTAGGGGGCATCGAAGCAGAAGAGGTCAACTATGCCTACTGAGACGTTCAGCGTCGAAGAGGCAGAGGGCATCACCCACCAGGAATTCGAGGTCACCAAGCCGATTCACCTCCTCAACGAGGTCCACGAGCAACTCCGGTATGCAGCCGGTTGGACCTTCGAGGAGGAACTCGTCGCAACCTACCGCCTGGATATGCCCTACGGGCTGCCGTACACCACCGAGCCCGATCCTCCAGTCGATAAGGTGGACATCTCGGCAGGGGTGGAGGTAGCCACCTGGGAGGAGTACTCCGGGGAGGCTTTCGTAGATCGGACTCGTTTTCACCTCTACGACCCCTACCGCCAGAACCCGCTCTCAGCCCCGGAGGTCACCTGGATAGCCATGGGGCTGAGCGTCTCCGAGACGGTAGCCGCGGTAGCCTCGGCCATCGCGGGCGGGACAGAGCTTTCCATTGTCGCTGGGAGCCCCTACCTCAGGCCAGCTCATGCTGGCTGGTGGGTCATTGAGTTTGAGGGCACCGAGGGTACCGCCCTCGCCCCGTTCACTCTCGGCGGAGAGAGAACGTTTACCGGGAGCCCGTCCGCCTACTGGAGCGTCGCTGGATACACCGGAGGGGCCGGCTGGCACCTGAGCGAAACCTATGAATCCACCACGCTGCATTTGTTTCTGTACGCAGGCCTTCCGGTATCCTCCTATCCGGCGCCGACCTTTGGGCTGATCTTCCGGTTTCAGGTGGGCACATCAGGAGCGGAGATCGACTACCCGCTTCTGTCTCCGACTCCGCACGGCACGGTCACCTACCACCTGGTGGCATCGCGGTATCAGTTCTGGCTCTGGAACCCGGACTATGGCTGGGCCAACATCATGGCGTTTTTGCCCTTCCTCTGGGAGGACAAGGAAATAACAACGGCCGCGATCGTCGGCGGCGGGTTCATGCTCCGGGACACGTTCGTCTGGGGCGGAGGACTGGTGGCCACGGCGGTCAACCACGTCTTCACCTCCAAGCTCCCTGGCACCACACCGGCATTCCGGCTGCCGGGGGTCTGCGCCTCGTACAACAACGGTCCCTTCGCCTACGCGGCCGGCGACGACCTCATTGAGAATGCCTTCGTCATGGCCACCAGGGACGATCTGGACGAAGACGAGGGGAGCCGGATCATCGGCAAACTCTGGAACGCCTTTGTGATGCGCCGCGACGCCACGAAGGGAGAAATCGTCTCCCGCGAGGCCGAGCACTACCTGTGCGTCGCGCGCAACGGGACCTACTACGCCCCAGCCGCGTCGCTGTGGATCCGAATCGTATAAGGAGAGAAATATGGCAGGCGGAATACACCCAGACCACGCAGACGACATCCTGGATGCTCTCTTCGGGAGCGGGAGCCCGGCCTCGTGGTACGTCGGCCTGTGCACGGTGATGCCCGGATCAACCGGGACGGGCTTCACCGAAGCGACTGGCGGCGGCTACGCCCGCAACACGGTCACCAACAACAGCACCAACTTCCCGGCCGCCGCCGCTGGGGTTCAATTGAATGGCACAGTCATCACTTGGGCGGCCTTCAGCGCCGCTCTCGGGACTATAGTCGGCGTCGGATTTTGGGATGCGTCTTCGGGTGGAAATCTGAAGTGCTGGCAGCTCCTCACCAGTTCGCAATATGTGGACAGCGGGCAGGGTTTTGAAATCCCGGCCTCGGGCCTGTCCATTACTCTCCAGAGCCAGGGGGCATAGACATGGGGCTGATCGTGGCGGAAGGGTTCGACGCCATTGGCACGGCGGGGGAAGGGCTGCTCAACAAGAACTACCTCTGGAGTGGAGCCACTATTTCCTCGGCCGGGACTTACGTTGCCCGGTCCAGCGGCCGCTACCACGGGTACGCTGTCAGCCGGACCACAACGATCGGGACTGGAATCCAGATAGATCTCCCCAGCCCACTCTCGGAAATTTACCTCGGCATGGCCGTCAAGAAAACAGGCGGAGACACCACCTTCCTGGCCCTCCGCGATGGTTCTTCTACCCAGATCGATCTTCGAGCCTCCGGAACCGATCTCCAGGTGACCCGCAATGGGACCCTCCTGGGGACGGTCGCCTCCTACCTGCTCACGGACATCTGGCGCTGGATCTCGCTTCGCGTTGTGATCCACGACACTACGGGCATCGTCGAGGTGCGCAACGGCGACGGGACTGTTCTGCTCAACCTGACTGGTGTAGATACGAAGAACACGGCCACCGCTCAGGCCACCAACGTCTACCTGAACAACGTCCTGCTGCTGATCGACCACTTCTTCTTGATGGACACCTCCGGAGCCACTTTTAACGGGCATCTCACCGAAAGGGCAATCTGGACGGGCTTCCCGAATGCTGAGGGCTCTACCCTCGACTGGACGCCGACCGGAGCCGCCACTCGCTGGGAGGCTGTCGATGATGTGGGCCCAGACGCCGACAGCACCTACATATCGAGCGGCACAGTCGGCCACGTGAATCTCTCAAACGTCCAAGACCCGCCAGCCACGATAACCGGCATCGTCGGCGTGATGCTCCAGAACCGCTCCCGAAAGGACGCGGTTGGTACCCGCTCCATCAACGGGCTGATTAGGACTGGAGCCTCCAACTTTGAGGGCGAAGAAACAGCGCTGGATTCCGACTACTTGAGCCGCGCCGACCTCTTTGAGCAGAATCCGGACACCGCTCTCGCGTGGCAGCTCAGCGATATTGACGCCCTCCAGATTGGTGTGGAGGTCACCGCGTAATGTCCGAGAAGTTTGCCAATGACTTCGACACCACTATCGCGGATGGGGGCGACGGGATTGACGACAGCCAAACCACCATCGGCCTGGCCGACGCGCCCCCGGCCGCGCTGGCGAGCGGCGAGTGGCGGCTCCTCGTGGAAAGCGAGATTATCCTGGTCACTGCCTTTTCAGGCAGCTCCATCACCGCATGCACGCGCGGCGCAGAGAGCACGAGTGCGGCAGCTCACGCGGAGAGCACGGCCGCGACGCATGTTCTCACCGCTGGAGCCCTCGGGCAACTGGCCGGCAGTGGAGGCCATACCATATCCTCGGGGGCTTACGCTTCAGCGCCGGGAACCCACAGCGATGGCGATCTGTATTTCCCAACGGATGCCCCATTCCTACTCCGGAGCGACGGAACCAACTGGGAGCACTACGGTCCCATCCGAAAATGCACAGCCCCTCCACTGATTGCGGCGCTGACCGAAGTCAACAAAGACACGTGCAGCTCCGACAACGACGGCGGGATGCTCACGATGATTCATCCGGCTCAGTCTGGGGATCACGAATACGTGCTCGTGACTGCCGCAAGCTCCCCGTGGACTTTTGTAGTTGGATTCAACTTTCTCATTTACCACGCGAACTACAACCGCCTTGGCCTAGCCACTCGTGAAGCTGCGAGCGGCAAGATGAAGAATCTGACACTCTATGCCGGCACTTCTCTACAGATCACGAAGATGAACTCCCCAACCGGCTACAGCGGAGTGTACGCGGGAGCACAGGAAGTCTACCTGTCCGTGCCCGGCAAGATTTTCCTCAAGGCCCAGGACGACGGCACAAACATCGTCTTCTCCTTCAGTGTGGATGACGGATTCCACTGGACACAGCTCTATTCCGGGAGCCGAACCGACTTCTGCACCTGTGACCAGGTCGGCCTCTTCGTTGACGCCAACCATTCGTCTCTGGGTACCAACCTGTCCTGCTTCCACTGGGCGCTGGGGTAGCCGCCTATGGCTTTCACGGCGCAGCTCGGCACCGCCGAGAGCCGGCTGTCAAACATAGTCCTCGGACTGGGCGCGGCTTCTGGCACCCCATCTTCCGGAGGAAGCGGAGTCTGGGAATGGTCGGGCACGGCCACCGGCAATCTCCTGGTCCCTACCAACGCCCGGACCACGGCGATTTCAGCGGCTGTCGTCATTGGTGTAAGTGACCGCGAAGCCCGGACCACGGCGATTTCAGCCGCGGCTATCGTCCACGAAGCCACGCGCCTGGCGCGCACGACTGCGCTTTCGGTTGCCGTTATCTACCAGCCCCTGAGGGCCAACGGGACCTGGGAGTTTGGGGGACACGCCGTTGGCCAGATACCGGGCCAAGCGGTGGGCGAGTGGGAATGGGGGGGCACCGCTCTCGGCCTCGTAGACTCCACGCACACTGCGACCGGCGATGGCGACTGGGAATGGGGGGGCGAGGCTGAGGGCCGCGTGACCGGCTACGCCAAGGGCGCCGGCGTCTGGGAATGGGGTGGAACTGTGACGCTCCCAGATGGCACCGGAGAAGAGTGCGTGACCGGCGACGGCACAGTGGCCGCGCCCGAGGACAAAACCCCTAACTACGTGTTTTGAGTAGTTTACGGGGGCTGCCGGGAATAACAATCGCATTGGAATGCCATTCTTATGCACTTCGAGCGCACCCACGACCTGGATCAGGTACGCCGGATCCTCACGCATCCGACTCAGTACCGCTGGGCCACGGACGATGCGGCGCCAGCTCCCGAGCAGTTTCGACCGAACGGCGACGACCGGATCTGGTACGTGCTCGCGCTCGATCCCGACGCCACTCTCGGGATTCTGAGCTTCCTGCCTCAGAACGCCATCTGTTGGGAGGTCCATTGTGCCCTGCTCCCCGTCGCCTGGGGACGTTCTCACCAAGCCCTTCGCGGAGCAATCGAGTGGGTCTTTGAGCAGGGCGAGTGCCGGCGCGTCGTGGCGTCGATCCCAGCCTACAACCGCCTGGCCGTCGCTCTGGCGATTACGGCGGGTATGAGTAGCTACGGAAGAAATGAGCGCAGCTTCCTGAAGGACGGCCGGATGCACGACCAGCTTCTATTCGGGATTAGTGCCAAGCGACCAGAGGAGACATCATGCCCAGTCTTGTGACTTCGATCATCGGCGGCATTCAGGGCCGCAATGCCACCAAGAAGGCGGCAGCCGCCCAAACCGACAGTGTCAATCGCGCTATCGACCGCTTGGAAACGACCGTCCCGGAGGTCAACCAGCAGATGCTGGACGCCGCCGGCACCTATGGCGGCAACGTCCGCGGCGCGGCCGGCACGGCTGCCGCTGGCGTCGAGGGAGCCACTACCGACGCCAACGCGCTACTCGAGTCCATCTACAAGAAGGGCGTCGACGCGACGTCACCTTACGCGGAAGCGGGTGTGTCCAGCCTCGCTGACCTGGTGAACCTGGGGAAAGAGAAGTTCGAGTTCTCCCAGGACGATCCGAGCTACCAGTTTCGGCTTCAGGAGGGACAGAAGGCTCTCGAAGCCTCCGCCGCGGCGCGTGGCGGCCTCAACTCCGGGGGCACTCTCAAGGCCCTCACCCGCTACGGCCAGGGCATGGCCTCAACCGAGTACCAAGCAGCCTTCGAGCGGTTCCTGGCTGACCGCCAGCAACGGGGCAACGTGCTCGGCTCTCTGGCTGGGATGGGGCAGACGGCCACCGGCCAGCAGATAGCGGCTGGAGAGAATTACGGCAATCGGGCCTCGGGCAATCTGGTCAATTCCGCCGCGTATGCCGGCGACGTCGGAATGCGCGGCGAGGAGCTGGCGTCCGGCGCCGAACTCGGCGCGGCTCGCGACGTGGCGGGCAACACCCTCAACCTAGCCAACCAGGTGGGCAACTACTACACCGATCTGGGCGATGTGAAGGCAGCGGACTATATGGGCCGAGCCAACGCCTGGAATAGCATGCTCTCGGGAATTGGAAGCGCTGGCGACAAGTTGCTCGCCGGCGGGTTCGATTCCGGGACCTTCAAATTGGCCGATATGCTCAAGCTCGGCGTAGGGGCTCCAGCCAACAAGCAGCAGTCCGGATACGCGTACGTGATTCCCTCCTACAGCAGGTGACGCCATGCCCATCGACGCACGAATCCCCTTGATGCTCAATCCGCCCGCCGCACCCCAGATCGGGGCCGGGCGCGAACAGGTGCTCAGGCTCCGCGACATGGCGCGGCTCGGCGACGCCCGCCAGCTCCAAATTGATCAGGCCCGCCGCGATGCTGAGGCCGCCGCCCGCGATCAAGCCAAGCAGGAAGCTCTACGCCGGTCCTTTGTCGTTTCCGACGACGGCACGGTAGACCGGAAGTCCACGCTCGACAATATGCTCCACGTCGATCGCCTTGCCGCTGCCGACCAGGTCTCTGACTGGGCAACGGCGGATCAGGCGGCGGCGGCGGCGGAGACAAAGAGGAAAACCGATGACCTGAATCTCAAGAAGCTCGAGTACGACAAACATGCCCAGGCCCTCGCCAATGCCGCAGCCCTCGGCCAGACGGTCAAAGACCAGACCTCTTGGACCGCCTTCCTCGATACCGCTGTCAAACAGGGGCTCATGAGCCAAGACGACGCCGACGAGCGGCCTGTCTACGACACCAACGCCGCACTCTGGCTGAGGCAGCAGACCGCCCAGGCGCAAGGGCTCGCCGACACAATTGCTCAGAAGCAGAAGGAAATAGAGGATGAGTACAAACAACTCACCCAGTCCCTCGACATCGCCGGCCGCCTAGCCCCTCTGCTCAGCGGGGAGGAAGGGGCCACAACGCTCCATGAGATTACCCAAGGACGCCTCCGCCCGTTTGTGGGAGATGCAATTACCGAGGACGTCGCCGCCAGGCTCCAGCAGGCCGGCATGACGCCGAGCCAGCGGGGCACGGCGGAGCAGCAGGCGGTTCCCAACACCGTCCTTGATTTCGCGCTGGCGACAGGAGATCCCAACCGCCCCCCCGAAGAGCGCGCCAGGTATGAGGACGCGCTCAAACGGGCGAACGCCTACCAACAGGGCGGACGCGCGCCGGCCGTGGATAGATCCGCCGAGACAAAGCAGCAGCAATTTCAGAAGTGGCAAGCCGAACACGACCAGCTCTTCGACGAGGAGAACACGCTCCACGCGCAGAATGAGGCCGCGGGAATCGAACTCAACACGATCCACACGCAGATCGACGCGCAGAACAGTAGAGACGCGGAAGAGCAGGACAAAACCGCCCTCCGGAACCTCGATGACCGGCGCCGGACGCTCGAAGCCAAGATCGCCGAGAACGAGGCCCGCATCGAGACGCTCCAAACGCGGCGCGCGGTCATCCAGCGACGTAAGGACGCCGTCTACCGAGCCGCGGGCAACGCCACACCGCAGGCCTCCGCCGATACCGTCATGATCAAACGGCCAGACGGACAAGTTGGCACCATCCCGCGCGCGAATCTCGCCCAAGCCAAAGCTGCTGGGGCACAGGAGGTCCAGTAAACCATGCCGGATCTCTGGGCACAGCTCGGTTTCATCTCTGAGGATTCAGACCTGTTTTCCAAGCTTGGATTCAAGCCGATTGCCGGTACAAAGAAAACCGGGCTGCCCAGCGCCGGCAGAGCGCCCACTATCACTCCCACCGAAGTTGATAGACCGTCGATTCTCGCCGACGTCCTCGGCCGCGGCTTCGCTGGCGGCGCCCTCAGAGGGGCACTCCAGATGGTCGATCCCATCTCGCGCATGAGTGGAGGAACCGCGCAAATCGACGAACTGATCCGGAAACAGAATGAGGCCCGCACACCTTCAACAGCCGAACGCCAACCGCTCGACCTTGCCGGCAAAGCGGACCGCATGGTACCGCTGGCCGATTTCATCGAGCAACTCAGCGGCGCGGACGAGGCCCGGCAGGCCGCTGCCCGTCGCGCAGTAGGGGAAACCCAGCCCGAGCCCGTTGAGACAACCCCCTCCTCCACCACAACCGCCAAGCAGCAACGGCAACTCCTCCACGATGTCGCCGTCCAGGACGTGGTTCCACCGCCCGTCACGGGCACCGCTCAAGCTCTCAACGTACTGACCTCCACGGTGCCTTTCCTCGCCGCGAGCGTTCTGCCCGGAGGGATGCCTCTCGCCGGCGTGGCCATGCACATCGAGGACGCGCTCTCACGCGCCGATCGAAGCGGAGTCCCCCTAACCCCGCGAGAACAGGCCACCGTCTTGACCTCCGCCGTGCCGCTCGGCCTGTCCGAAGCCCTTCCCTTCGAGCGGTTGCTCGATCTCTGGAAGGGCGCTCGGGTAGCCAGCAAGACCCTCGGGGTAAGGGAACTCGCGGAGCAGCTCTATCCGCGCTGGCGAGATTACCTCGGCTCGGCCGCCGTCCAAGCGGCGGCGGAGGGTGGACAGGAGACCTTCAGCGGTCTCGGCCAGGACGTGCTTCAGGCGAGCTATGGCGGACTCGACGCCGGCGACGTTGGACAGCAGTGGAAAACTGACCTGGCTGGCGGCGGCGGAGTCGGAGCCTTCCTCGACGTTGTGATGAAGCTCGCCGGCAGCCGCATGGGCCGCGCCCGCCTGCGCGCTGGCGGAATAGATCCGCAGGCACTGAGAAACTGGTACCGCGAGACGCAAGCCACAGCTCCCGCCGAGAGCACCGGCGCCGGGCCAGCGACACGCGACCAGGCGGCGCGGCCGGAAGCCCCGTCCGACGCCTACCCCTGGATGAACGAAGGCACTCCCGCCCCGGAAGCGGTATCAGATGATACCGCCGACTAGAAAGAGGAGAAGGCACCGTGGGTTGAGCGTCCACTCCCCGAGGAGGTCTATCAGCAGGCCCGGGATCTGGCAAAGCGCGAGGGCAAGATTTCAGCGGCTGGCATTCGCAACGCCCTCAACCTGCGGAGCGCGCAGGCGCGAGACCTCATTCAGAAGCTGATTGCCGAAGGGACTATTGCCTCGTCGGGGAAGTACCGTCCCGCCGAGTCGGAAGCCCCGACCCTCGACATAGCTGAGCCCGTCGATCTGCCCGAGGGGAAACCGGCCAGCCTCTCACCCCTCCAGCTTGGAGCGAAAGGACGCGCCGCAACCGTCCCGGGCACTCAAATCGACTATCAGTTTGCCGCGGTACCTCTCGACGCTCCGCTGGCCTCTCATGACTTGGCCGGCAACGAGAACCCCGCCTACCCGAAAGCGGTCCAGCCCAGACAGCGCGATCGCGCCGCATCCCAGGTGCAATATGCCGACATCGGCGGCCGCCTCGAGTACGGACGCCTCGGCGCGGATCCCCTCGTCAATTTCGGCGCTCCCGTTGTGGGCCCGGACCTGGTGAGCGAAGCCGGCACCGGTCGCCTGAATGCCTTGCGATGGGCGCGCCAGCATCGGCCCGAGGTCTACCAGCGATACAAGGACGCCGCGAAGGCGGACTCGGAGCAGCTCGGCATCGCGCCGGAAGTGCTCGACCGGCTGGGTGACTTTGCCATCGTTCGTGTTCGGCGCAGCCCGGTCAACCGCGTGCAATTTGCGCGCGAAGCAAACGTCGATCCGCAGCAGAGGATGAGCCCAGCCGAAGTGGCGACCGTTGACGCCGGCAGGATCGGCGGGTTGCTCCAGGACTTCGATCCGGAGGCAGAAATAACCGCGCCTTCTAATCGCGCCTTCCCGCGCAGCTTTGTTCAGCACGTCGCCGGTCGAACCGAGCAGTCGTCTCTGATGACGGCTGAAGGAACGCTCTCAAAGGCTGGAGCCCAGCGGATTCAGAACGCCATTTTCGCTCACGCCTACGGGGATCCGACAGCTATCGAGACACTCACCGAGTCCACCGACTCGAATATCCGGTCCATCACGAACGGGATGCTTCGAGCCGCCCCCGCCTTCTCCCAGATCAAGCAGGGCATCAAGGCCGGCAGCCTCCACAAACTGGACCTCGCCCCGGACGTGGCCGAAGCAGCCAGAAAAGTGGCCTGGCTGAAACAAACCGGGACCACCATCGGCGACTACCTCGCCCAGCAGGGCCTTCTGGGCCGGGACATTTCTCCCGAGGCCAGAACCCTCCTCCAAGTCTTCGCCGAGCATAGCCGCGCTCCGCGCCGGATCGGTGACATCCTCATCGCCTACTCCAACGCCGTCGAGGAGCTTGGAGACCCGAAGCAAGAAGGACTTTTCGGGACGAATCAGCCCCCGACCAAGGCGGAGCTGCTCTCCGCCGCCAGCGGCTACGTAGTAGAGAAGGAGGCAAAAGCCAATGCCCCAGAACAACCGCGCGCCCCTCGCGCCGCCGAGAGAATCAGTGGTGAGGCAGCTCCGCCAACTGCTCCAGAACAGGGACACCCGCCAAGCGAAGGAATCCCGTCTGGAGAAGCTGTTCGGCCCGTCGCAACGCCAGCCCGTAAACCGGCCCGGCGCCCCGGACGCACCCCTCAAGTAGAGGTTCCTCCTCCGCTGTTCGCCGGCGCGGAGGGCATCTCAGCGCCGCCGATCGCAGAGCCTACAGCCGGCCCTGCTCCCGCCGCACAGAAAACAGATGCTGAGGTGGCCACCGAGTTGCGCGCCATTCGGCAGACAGAAGGCCAGGCGGCTGCCGCCCGCATCAAGGACCGCCTCAAGCGGCTCGCCAGCGACACGCGCGGGGAACTCACGCCGCAGTCCATTTCCGATGAGGAGCTGGGCGCGATATGGGACGATCTGCGCCTCGTCGCGTCATGGAAGATAACTGCCGGCTACCACCGCATGGAGCGCTTCCTGGACGCGATGGCGGCAGAGCTGGGCGAATGGGTGAGACCTCACGCCCGGAGACTCTACGATGAGGCCAGCGACCGGATAGAGACTGAAGCCGACCGGATGCGCGGACCCCAGCCCGTCGCGAAGACGGCCGCGCCGACCACCCCTCCGGAGGCAGCGCCGGCCGCTCCCGCCACTCAGCCGCTCACCAACACGAAGCTCGCCGCTATCTTTGCCCTCAAGAGCGACCTCGCCTTACCCGAAGCCGACTTCCGCGCCCTGGTCCGGGAGGTTTCCGGCCAAGAATCCACCCAGCTTCTAACGCGCCCCGAGGGCGACGAGCTGCTCGCCCGGATGCGAAAGATCGAGCCCAAGAAGGCTGATGTGGGAGCCCTGTATGATCGGGCTGTCCAACTCGCCCACTCTCGCGGCCGGATCTTCCGGGCAACGCTCGAAAAGGAATTTGGTCTGGCGAGACCCGATGCCCAGAAAATCTACAGCCGGCTCATCCGCAACCACGTCGTCGGCCCGGGCGGGAAGGTCGCGGCGGCGCCGGTCGAGGAGAGGGATCTGGTGACCCCAGCCCCGCCAATGGCCGGATTTGTGGAAATGCCCGCTCCCGCCCCGCAAATCGGCCCTGAGCGCGCCTCTGTAAAATCGAGCCCACTGCCTTTTGAGTCGCCTGTTAGGCTCCCACGGCCCGAATCTGAGCCAGTTTCCGAGCCTGCGGAGGCTCCCGAACCGAGCACCGCTGAAACAGGCCCGACCTACCTCGGTTTGACCGGAAATACCTACCGGCACCGGCACCAACTCAAGGCGCTGGGGGCCAAATGGCACCCAGCCGAGAAGCTTTGGGTTATTGAAGACACTGCCGAAAAGAGGAAGGCGGTCAACCGGATCAGCTTCAAGATCGGCTGGCGCAGCTTCAATCCAGCGGCTGAAGAGGCCGCCCTCAACGGCTTGGTTACCGAGGGGCGTATCGAGAAGCCGACAGAGTCGAAGCCCCACCTGTGGGCAATAGCTCAAACCGATGCTTGGACCTCAACCTTACAGGAACTGGAGCGAATGAGCGGCGCCCCGACCGAGGAGATAGAGAAAAGCCTGAGTGATCTTCAGCGCCGCGGCACTGCGGTCCGTGGCGAAGTCAGCGTCAATATAGTTCCACACCCGGCCGCCCCCGTTCTCACCGCTGTCGATCCGGAGCAGGCGCACTACGGCGTCGAGGTCACTATTTCTGGCGACCGCCAACTCCTCAACGAGAGCCCTATCCTGCTTCAGAACGCCCAGCGCGCCGCCCTGCGGCAGCTCTATCCCAAGCCCGAACCGACCACCGCCTCCTCAGCCCCTTCCTCCGAAGAGGCCGGCCCCTACAGCATCCACGACGAGCACGTAGACTTCGTTGGTTCCGCTGGCAACGGGGAGAACAAATTCCATCTTTTCGCCAGGGACAAAGCGAAACACGCGGTGGGGGCTATCGAGTACGCCGAGACCACTGCCGAACAGGGTGTGGCTCGGATCGAGAACATCACGGTAAAACCGACCCTCCGAAGGCAGGGCATCGCCATGCAGATGCTCGGGGCGCTCGTCGACAAATACGGCTACCCAAACATCCGCTGGGGCATGCTTACCGAGGACGGAGCGGCTCTCAAGAAGGCGGCAGACGCGAAGTGGGGGGCAGCGCCGACTCTTCAGCCCACCTTCGGGCAGGCAAACAGCATCAAGTGGACCGCCCCGGACGGACGGAAGCTGCATGGTTTCATCACCTCAGTCAGCGGCACCGCATACCGCGTCCGGGCTCATCCCCAAGGCGAAGTCGGCGGATCAACCGTGGCCACGACCACCATCGAGTACGTTCCCTTCGACGCCCAGGATCTACGGGCGGATACCGGGGAGCCAGCCAGCACAGACGTTGCCCCACCGGCCACAGATCAACCGTCGGGCGAGACGCAGGCTCAATCCCCGCAGCTCCTGCTCGTTGATCGAATCCATGAAGCCATCAGCAACGGTGAGGACATCCGACTCCGCCTGGAAACCCTCGCCCGCGAGATCTACGCCGGCACCCGGGCCGAAGGTGCCTTCTCGAAGCGCGACATCTACGAAGCGCAGGAAGCCGCCATCAACCGCTGGTTGCGAGAAAACGGTCAACGCCTCCTGACCCAGGACTTTAACGCCACCGAGGAGGAGCTGAGGGGAGTCCTTTCGCGCCTGGCCACCCAGACGGTCAAAGACCAGGAGCAGATAGACCTACAGCAGTTCTCCACCCCTCCGACTATCGCCTACCTCGTGGCGCGCCTGGCCGCCCCACAATCGTCCGACGTCGCGATCGAGCCCTCGGCTGGCACCGGAGGCCTCGCCGCGCTGATCGAGCCCGTCGTCGGTCAACTTCACCTGAATGAGATGGATCCGGACCGGGCCGGGCTCGCGGTAGCCGCAGGCCTGCCGCAGGCGACGCAC